CGTAGGTTGGGGTGTCGGCACCGTTGTTGGCCCGACGGTGCCCGTGCTTGGCACGCACGCACCCGCATGATGTGGACTGGCCGCTGTTCAGGTTCTGGCCGGTGTATGACCGTTCGCTGCCGCATTCGCAGCGGCAAATGAACTGCCGTATCGGTGAACCGTTGCCTCGATAAGCAGGCGCTGTCTCTTCCAAAACAGTCAGCTTCCCGAAGATCAGACCAATCATTTCCTTGCGCTTAACCATGCTCACTCCTGTGTGTACACTACCGTAAGTGTATATCTAACAGGTTAGATTTCTTCGGTCGCAGGCAGCTTGTTTGCTGGCGCAGCGAGGTTCTTGTTGCGGGCACGGGACACACCGAACCACTTGCGCAGGTGCGGGTAGCCATCGGTCTTGGACAGCCACAGCTTGAACGCCTCGCCATCCAGCTCCTGCCAGGACGCAACCCGGCAGAACGCCACCGACGCGTGGGCGAACTCGATCTGGGCCAGCAGGCGGTCCTTGCGCAGGGTGCCACGGAAGATGCGGACCTCCACCGTGCTGTAGTTGCCCTTGGAGCAGCGCTCCACCTCGATACCCAGGCGTTCCTGCTCGTCGCTCGTGAGGTTGGTCACGTTCACCATGCGGTAGCGCGACTCGTTCTCGTCGGGGTCCTTGCAGACGACAGGGTTCACCGTGGCGTAGCCGCTGATGGCCTGGGCGTAGTTGGCCGCGCCGCTGTCCTTGCTCGGATGGCGGCCCGCAATATCGCGGATGAACTCTATGTTCTCGGGCATGTTGTAGAACATGAGGAACTTGCCCAGGGTGAGCCCGGTGAAGGCACGGCTGTCGATGTGCACGTGCATCCCGCAGTTGCCAGCATCCCAGCTGCGCAGGTTGGTCGGATCCCACCCTTTGAACTTGGCGATGTGGTCACCCAGGCGGCGCGCGGCCGTCACGATCTCGAACCCGTACTCGCTGTTGAGGGAGCCGTCGCTCTTGAACATGGCGTAGAGCTTCTTGTTCGACCCGTCGTTGAGCGCTGCGTGGGCTTCCTGGACGCGAGCGTAGCGGCTGCGAGTGGCCTCCACTTCCAGCTCGATGCCCATCGTGAAGTCGCCGTGCTGGCTCGGCGTGAACGATTTGTCGTGCTGCAGTTCGGCCGTGCTCGTGCTCCAGTTCGACAGCCGACCAGCGGCATAGAGGCTCCCCTGTGCCACGTCCTCGTAGGTGCGGTACACATCGTCGTCCTCGTGGTAGTACACGTGGCTGCGCACGCGGTAGTCGTCCGTGTCCTCGCAGTGCACGTAGTACTCATCGAAGCAATCCTCGCACACCATGCCGTCGTAGGTGTCGTGCGTCTCCATGTCGCGGCAGATGTGGCCGCAGCTTGCGCGGACCAGCTCCATGTCAGACGACACGGCCGTGTTCCAATGGTCGAGCAGGCGGTCACGCAGGCTGCTGCTGTAGCGTGCGACCTGATTCAGTAGATCAATCGTGGGTTCAAGGTCACCCTCACCGATGTCCCCGTTGATAGCGAAGCGCAGCTGCTCAGCGAACTGGCCCATCAGCGTTTTTACCGTTCGCGCGTGCTCGCCGTAAAAGCTCAGCCCCTTGAGCACCCAGTGGCCGTTGGAATCGGAACCACCGGCGAGGCGGGCGCGCATGTTGGCCCGCAGGTTGTCCAGCAGTCGAGCGTACTTGACCTGCTTTGTGCTCGGGAGGTAGCCAATCGCAGCCTCGGCGAACAGGCGGCGCACGTTACCCGGCACCTCAGAATTCTTGACGAGCACGGCGTCACGGTTGATCGGCACAGCGCCAGTTGTGCTGTTCGTGGAGAGCCGGGTCGAGTTGGTGCGCGCGCTCATCACGCGCTGTGTCGGTTGACCATAGCTGTCTTCGCCCACCGTGCCGCGACGGAAGTACGTGTCCCCGTCGTACTGGTAGCGCCAGGTACCCTCGATGCGCAGGGGCTTGGTGAGCTGGTTGATGTAGATCGTGTACTTGTCGTGGTGGTAAAACCGCACGTCGCTTTCCGAGATGGCCACCTTGGTGTCGTACATGCTCATCAGGTCGAACAGGTAGCTCGTAGCGGTCTCGTAGCGCAGGCCCGGGACAATTTCAAGGGGGACCACGTAGTCGCCGCGGTCGATGACATCCTCATCCAGGAGGACAGTGAAGCCAAGCTCAGCGAACCACTCGGCTCGTTGCTCGGGGGATGCGTCGTGGCCCACAGGGCCAACGGCGGGGCGGTCGCGGTACGTTGCGGGGTCGCGGGGAAAAACGGGCATGACTATCTCCAGCAAGTTAACAAAAACCACCCGGCGCGGTGACCGGGTGGCGTTGAGTCAAGGCACCTTGGTGCCTGTGCTATCTCAGGCTGCGCCGTACAGCGTGGCACCGTCGAAGCGACGGCGACGGGTGTAGACCTTGCCCGAGCCAACGGCGATCTGCAGGACAGCAGCGATGTCGTTGTGGTTGTGCTCAGCGAAGTTCTTGCGGATGGCCGCCAGGGTGCGCAGTTCGTAGTCACCGCCTTCCAGGAACTCCACGATCGCGTCCACCGTCGGGGGGATGACAGGCGCGCTGGCTTCGGCAGCCGCTGGGGCCTCGCCGGTCGTCACGTTCGTGGTGTCTGCAGCTGCCTCGGGCTGGGCCGGCACGTCCACATACGCCTGGGCGATGGCTTCGTACAGGGTCTCACCGTCCGCGCGGCGACGCTTGGTGGCAATCACGTTGTCCTCGACCAGCTCATGGAGCGCGATGTGCAGGTCCGACAGGGTGCGACCGGGGAATGCCTTCTGGATGGCCGCCAGGGTGCGCAGGGAGAACTTGTCGGTTGGCTGCAGGAACGCCACCAGATCACCCTTGAGGGTGTCCACGGTCTGCGCAGCAGGTGCGGCCTCGGTGCTCGCGGTGTCACCAGCAGGGGCGTCGTCGGTCTTACCGTTCTCGTCGGCCGGCACGATGTGCAGGTTGGCAAACAGGGATTCCAGCAGGTCGCTCATCGCGGGGCGGCGCTGGCCAGCAGTGACGTTGATCGTCAGGTTGGTGATGGTGATGTTCAGAGTCTTGGACATGGTTGCTTTCCTATTGAATCAGCGCGGGATTGAATGGTCTGCACGTGCGCCACTTGCACAGGCCGGGTTGTCTAACTGGTTAGGGTCAGTCGTCGAACTGACCAGGGGTGTACGGCACGCGGACACGGGCAATGGGTGTCTTGGTGCTGCGTTGTGCGGCTTCCTTGGTGGGGAACACGGCCAGGAAGTCCTCGTTGTAGATGTTCACCCACACCTCGCGGTCTTGCATGAGGTCGCGGTCGTGCTGCGCTATGCCAGGGCGCCACTTGCCATCTGCGTCCCAGTAGGTCAAATTTCTTGCATCCCCGATGTACCCAACGACAGGGAGACCAGGGCTGCGCCCTTCGGTCGTGATGATCTGCACTGGTCGGCCGTCACGTGTGCGCACCGGCAGCTTGGGGTCAATCTTGGTCATGTGTTGTCCTCGGTGTTAAATATCATACCTAACAAGTTAGACAGACTGCAAGAGTCTGCACGAAAAAGTTAGTGCGTTGTCGGCACTGCGGTGCGGGTGTTTGCACCCAACGTGATGAACCGAGTGCGAGGCTGGCGGCGGCGCACTGTGACTTCGCACAGTGGGGCGAACACGGTCTTACCGTTCGCCCAGGCGATCGCCACCTGATTCCACGGTGTTTCGATCAGCAGTTGTTGCTGGCGGGGTGCGGCACTGGATGCTTTTACGGCTGGCATGCTGGCTCCTTGTGAACAAAATAACACTTCAATTACGCACAGCTTGGTGCGGGTGTCTAACTTTTCTGTGCTTATTGTGATTAATTAGATGATCTAATTCGACAAATTACGCAGATTACGCACACTCCGTTTTAAAGAGTCATATTTTCAAAAAAGCTAATTGTTAAATGTTTAACTTTTTCATGTGACCCATTGGGGGCGGAATGTTAGGTATGATACAGCGCGGCGAAGTCGCGCGGGGCTATCTCTCTCGGTGCGAGTGTATATATTGTATTAATTGATTAAATAATATATATATACGCACTTTTCTGGCATCTAATTAATCACAATACGCACAGCGAAATGACCGCTGCCGATTGGGGTGTGCATAGAGAGAGTGTGTATTTGTCCCCGGCAACTGCCGGAACACACCTGCCGGACTGCAGAAAAATCTGCAAAACATAGGGTTTCCCCTTGCATTGTCGCCAGCAAAAGATTTATAATCACCACTAGCTAGTGGTGATTATCCAGAAAAAGCCCATGACAAAGCCCTCGTTGAGGGCTTCATGATGCGGCTTTCAGGCTCAAGCCTCCACGCCGAACGCTGTCGAATCGAGCACGGCGGATTGTGCCTCGACCACTTCGCCCTCGCCGGCCGCCACCTTGGCAAAGCTGGGGATGTTGCGGATGGCACGCATCAGGGCCAGCGCGTTGTTTTGCTTCTTGTTGAACTCGCCAGACTTACCGGGCTTGACGTTCTCCATAGCGCCCAGATAGGACAGGAACGCGGCCTTGTTGGCCCATGCCAAGGTGCCGAACAGCTTCTCGAAAGCCTTGTGTTGCGATGGGAATGCGCCCATCAGGATTTCCGCGGCAGCGCGGTACTTTCCATTGTGGGCCTTGGACAAGGCCGAATCCAGGGCCATGTCTTTGAGCGCCGACAGTGCAGCGCCGCCCTTGTGAACCGCAGCCTCTGCCGTCAGCTCACGGCTGACGTTCTTAGCATCCACAAAGGACACGAGGGAGGACTGGGCGAAAATGGTGACGGAATTAGACATAGAGGTTCTCCAGTGATTGAGCTAGATGGTGCGCACTGGGGATCAATACGCACTAAATAGCCCCCTGCCACACCGGCGTGCTAGTCCAGTGGCAACCCTTCGCACAACGTTGCGCTGTGCGTTTTGCAGGCTGCTCAGGCAGGGAGATACTTTTTTGCTCAGGTTTTGGTGCCATCTGCCCAACTAATCACCGGCAAGCTGTCGGCTTTGTACAGACTACGATGGTGCTATTTCAAGGACGACTCAGCCGCACCCCCGAGAGTGGGCGTCAAAGTCTCGCACCTATCCTACGAAAGTAGTCCAGTTGGGAACTTCCCTATCCGTTTACCACGCGTGGTGGACTGGAAACCCAGCACTGAGCGTGCTTTGGGCGCACCTTGACCTTGGTGCTATTGAGCGCGCAAACCTATGGGCGTGGTCGAACCATGGGTCAGAACATGCGCTTCTGTGACTTTTTAACGAGCAAGCATTGGCCCTTTATTGCATTCCGCTGTCGCACGGCCCAATAAGGGCTTTGACGCTCTGGTAAGCAAGGGACAAACCGACGGCACTTGGTGCCACCGTGTAGGCTTTGCGATCAATTACCCCCTACACCCTAGGTTTCGCGTCAACCTCGGTGGGTCAGGGGGGACTGGACCACTTGGTGCGAGGCCCGCCCCCGCCCCTTATCTCCCCGTGCGCACCGCCAGCCAGGTCAAACAGAAAGTTAAATATCTAACTTTGCATCCACAGAAAATCCCCCGCTCAAAATTTTCCCGGCCGGAAAATTAGCAGTGTTAAATATCGAACATTTGATGCTCTAACCTGTTAGTGTTAATCTACGGTGCCCAGAGCACCAAGCATGTCAAACCAACCTGCCCTTCCAACCACCATTGCGACAGCAAAGTCCGAGCTGCAGGAGCGAGCCGCGCGCGACATCGTGGAGGACTACAAGGACTACCGCTCATCGGTGCTTACCGACGGTGGCCCGGAGGACAAGCGCAAGCTGGTGGAGATGCAGATTCGCCTCATCGGTGCCGAGGTGGACAAGAAAGGTGATGGGTTCGGCAGCCTGCCGGTCTTCAACTTCATCATCCACCGAGGGGATCAGCCCACAGAGATCACACCGAGCGCGCACCGCGAGCCGGCCGCTGACGTTGTCGATGTGGAGCCCATCGAGCCGATGCAGCAGCTGCAGCTTGAGGAGCCAACAGAGCCCATGGTTCTGACCACCACCCACCCCGTCCCCGAGCAGAAGCTCGGTCAGCTGCTGAGCGACCTGGAAGGTCTGTTCGGCCCGGACGAAACCGGAGAAACCCAGTGAATCACATGCTTCCACACCAAGAACGCGTCGTCACCGAGCGCGCTGAGTTGTCTGAAAAGATCAACAAGCTGCTCACCTTCCTGACCACTGACACTTTCAAGTCGCTCCCCGAGCGTGAGCAGTATTTGCTCAACCGCCAGGTGTCTCACATGGGGTTCTACCTTGACACCCTGGACGAGCGCATTGCCCTGTTCAACCAACCCGCAGAGCCCGACTTCCTGGCCGGCTCAAAAGCCTGCGATCTGACCGGCGACGGCACCTGCGAGGCATGTCAGTGAAGAAGCCCGTGTGGTGCGACCGGCGCATCGTCGTCAACCCATTCCACATGGGGGTATGCCTCACCGAGGAGGCGTTCTGGCGCGCGATGAACCACATGAAAATCCCTGTGGGGGACCGTCCGCCGTTCATCTTAACCCCGCAGGCCAACGCAACCCTCCACACCTTTAGCCATACGAGCGGCAAGCAGGTTGCCCTGCTGTGCATGCGTGACTGGGAGGGGCGCAACCCCATCGAGGTGGCCGGCCTGATCGTCCACGAAGCAGTCCACCTGTGGCAACAGGTGCGCGAGTACATCGGCGAGAAGAACCCATCATCTGAGTTCGAAGCGTATTCGGTCCAGGCCATCGCGCAGGACCTGATGCAGGGCTTCGTTGACGCACAGAAATGCTGAACTACAAACCGTCCCCGACCGGGGACAAGTTCCTCAAGTCCTCCGCATTCAACAAGCTCATCATGGGCCCCGTCGGCGGCGGTAAATCCACCGTGGCGCTCATGGACCTGGTGGACCGTGCTGTCAACCAGGCTCCGTTCAACAACACCCGGCGCACGAAGTTCATCATCCTGCGCAACACGATCGCGCAGCTCAAGGCGACCGTAAAGCCACTGATCGACACGTGGTTCGTCACGATGACGAAGGGGACCATGGGGCAGTGGCGCCTGTCGGACAACGTGTTCGAGGCCAAGTTCCGCCTGCCGGACGGGACGATCGTGCACAGCGAATTCGTGCTGATGGCGGCCGACACGCCCGACGACGTTCGACGCCTGCTGTCGCTGGAGGCCAGCGCCGCCTGGGTGGAAGAATGCCGAGAGGTGGACCCGGAAGTGTTTGCTGGCCTCCAGGGTCGTGTGAACCGGTTCCCATCGAAGATCGCAGGGGGTGTGACCTACCCGGGCGTGATCTGCTCAACCAACCCCCCACCGACCGGTGGGTTCTGGCACAAGTTCATCGTGAGCGAGGAGAAAGGCAAGGAGATTTTCATCCAGCCCCCTGCCCTGCTGGATGACGGATCGCTCAACCCAGACGCCGAGAACCTGGAGAACCTGGCCGACGACTACTACGAGAACCTCGTCACGGGCAAGACCGAGGACTGGATCAACGTCTATCTCAAGAACATGTTCGGGGCCGGCGACCTGGGCCGGCCGATCTACCGGAACACGTTCAAGCCGTCGTTCCACGTGGCCACCAAGCCACTGAGTGCCATCATGCAGTCGCTCAACCCTCTCGTCATCGGGATGGACAACGGCCTGCAGGCGGCCGCGGCGATCGGGCAGCGTGACATGCGAGGTCGCGTCAACATCCTGGCTGAGTCCTACGTCCCGGAGGACGAGACCATGGGGGTGGAGACTTTCCTGCGAACCCTGCTGGTGCCGCTGCTGCGCACCAAGTTCCCCACGTTCAAGCCGGAGAACATCATGTTCGAGCTGGACCCGGCGTGCTTCCAGCGGTCACAACTGGATGAGAAAACCATCGCGCAGGCCGTGGCTGCCTACGGCTACCGTGTCAACAAAGCCTCGACAAATGACCCGGAGCGCCGCATCCAGGCCGTTGAGCAGCTGCTCGCACAACAAATTGACGGGATGGCGGGGTTGCTGATCGACGCATCGTGCTCACACATCATCGACACGCTCACCTGGGGTCACCGGTACAAGCGCAGCCCGTCCGGCGTGCCTAGCACCACGGCCGACAAGACACACCACAGTCATATGGGCGACGCGGTGCAGTACCTGGCGCTGCGTTTCGCATCTCCGCGGGACGATTGGAGCGCTCTGAGCAAGAAGCGCGCTGTCGTCCGCTCGACATACAAGTACGTCTGAGGCACAATTACACTAACATGTTAGACCGGAATTAGCAATATGATCGCAACGGGAATGCCGATTCCGGCCTCCGCAAACAATAGCACCCCCCGCACAGCGTACAGCGTCGGAGGGATCATGCCCATCAAGACGCTGGGTCGCTTGCAGAGCGACGAGCGCGATGCTCGACAGCGCGCAGAAGCCGCCAATGCGGCACCTGTTGTCCAGCAGCTGGCCAGCCACATTCGCCGTCACTGGACGATTGCTGAGCAGTCCAAGCGCGACGTTGAGAAACGCATGCTGCGAGCCAAACGATCTCTGCGCGGGGAGTACGACCCGGACATTCTGGCCAAGCTCAAGGAACAGAGCAGCTCAGAGATTTACATGATGCTGTTCGCCTCCAAGGCACGGCAGACAAAGGCGCTGCTTGGTGACGTGCTGCTGTCGGCCGGCGATGACAAGCCGTGGACCATGCGTCCGACTCCTCAGCCAAACCTGCCACCTGATGTCGTGACCCAGATCATGCAGGCGGTCATGGAGCTGGTGACTCAGGCCGAGAACAGCCCAGCACCCATGAGCACCTCTGAGGTTCGCCAACTACTGCGAGACGCCAAGACTCACGCCGAGGCTGCGATCGCTGAGGAGGCCAAGGCGCGCTGCGCGCGGGCTGAGAAGAAGCTGGACGACATGCTCGTCGAGGGTCAGTTCATTGAGGCCCTGGACCAGTTTCTTGATGACCTGTGCATTTACCCAACAGCGTTCCTCAAGGGACCTGTGGTGCGCCGCAAGGGTAAATTGGACTGGGTGCAGGGTGAGGATGGGTCGTACAAACCAGAAGTCACTGTGTCACCAGCACCGTGCTGGGAGCGCGTAGATGCGATGGACATCTACCCCGCCCCCTGGGCGCGCACCATCAACGACGCGTTCCTGATCGAACGTCACCGCCTGTCTGCCCAGTCCCTGAACGAGCTGATCGGCGTGGAGGGCTACAGCGCAGATGCCATCCGCGCTGTTATTGACCAGTATGGAAAGGGCGGGCTGCACCACTGGTTGGCCTCTGACAGCGAGCGCGCGGTGGCAGAGGGTCGGACGAACACGGCATTCGACATGAGTTCTGACCTGATCGACGCCCTGCAGTATTGGGGCTCGGCAACAGGAAAGCAGCTGGCCGAGTGGGGTCTGCCGAAGGACCAAGTGCCGGACGAATCGTCGGTGTATCAGATCGAAGCCTGGTTGATAGGCGAGTGGGTCATCAAGGCAGCCATCAACGCGGACCCGCTGGCCCGACGCCCGTACTTTGCCAACAGCTTCAAGCGCGTACCTGGCTCAATATGGGGGTTGTCCTTGTACGACACCATGGCCGACTGCCAGGACATGTGCAACGCCGCGGCGCGTGCACTGTCCAACAATCTGGGGATCGCATCTGGTCCGCAGGTGTGGGTAAACGTGGACCGCCTCCCACCCGGAGAGGACATCCAGGAGCTGTTCCCTTGGAAAATTACCCAGACCACCAGTGACCCGATGGGTTCGAGCGCCGCACCGATGGGGTTCTTCCAGCCTACCAGCAATGCGGAAGAACTGATGGGCGTGTACGAGAAGTTCAGCCAGCTGGCCGATGAGTACACGGGAATCCCGCGCTACATGACTGGTGATGGAAACGTCGGGGGAGCCGGTCGCACTGCGTCGGGCATGTCCATGATGGTTGGCAACGCGGGCAAGACGATCAAGAACACTGTGTCAGGTATCGACCTGAACGTGATCGGACCTGCCATCAGCCGCGCCTACGAGTTCATGATGCGCTACGACAGCGACATGGACATCAAGGGTGACCTCCAAGTGGTGGCGCGAGGAGCACTAACACTCGTCACGAAGGACGCAGCACAGGTTCGCCGCAATGAGTTCCTGGCGCTGGCACTGAACAGCCCTGTGGTTCAGGAAATGATCGGCCCAGAGGGTATCGCATCCCTCCTGCGCGCTACGACCCGCACCCTGGAGTTGGACTCAGAACACATCGTTCCGTCCACCAGCGAGCTTCGCATGCGCCTGGCGGCGATCCAGCAAGCACAGGCCGCACAGCGCCAGTTACCAAACCAGGCGAATGGTGCGCCCACCGCTTCGGCAGAACTGGTGAACGGGGCACCCGTCACAGACAATTTTGGCGCTTGACACTAACGTGTTAGATACGATACGCTACACAAATTAAGGAATGTGAGTGCTAACTAACAAAGACCTGCAGACGTTTGAATCTGTGGCGCGCAACAACCCGCGCCTGCGCGAATGGCTCGTCTCTGAGTTGGCCTCGAAGCATGAGGTGTTAGTCAAGATGAACGACGTGGAGCAGCTGCGACGCACCCAGGGGTACGCGCAGTGCCTGCAGACCTTGATCGAGAACCTTGACGCCGCCACCAAGTCCCCCCGCGGCAACGCGGGCTCCACAACCTGACAGGCCATAGTGCCCAGGATTTTTCAATGAGCAAACTCCCAAAGCGAATTCAGGCCCAACTCCAACAGGCTGACGCCATCCTCGCCGCTGCCAACCAGGCACAAGCGGAACCCGCGATGACGCCCGCACCCGTTGCAGTACCCGAAGTCGCCCCACCCGTTGAGGCACCGCCCGTAGCGCAAGCGCAGACTCCAGAGCCCACACCCACACCGCAAGTCGCAAGCGACCCGGAGGAGAAGTGGGAGGCCCGCTACAAGACGCTCCAGGGCATGCACAACAAGAACATTGAGGACATGAAGGGTCGCCTTCGCGCAATCGAGCAGCAAAACCAGCAATTGGCAGCACAGCTCGAAGCCGCGACAAAGGCCCAGCAGACCCCTCAACAACCAGACCCAAAAGATGCCGAGGTGTTTGGTCAAGACCTGGTGGAGATGGTGCAGCGCGTTGCCGAGAACATGCTCGGGGCGGCTGCCAAAAAGATTGACGATCGACTCGACGAGATTGATCGAAAGTTGACCGGAACCACGAAAGCTGTGGCGCAGACGGCTGAGGAAATTTTCCTCTCCCGACTGAAAGAGGCTGTACCTGACTACATCGCCATCAACGCCGACCCCGACTTCCTGTCATGGTTGGCCGAGGCTGACGAGGTTTACGGTGTGCCCCGCCAGAGCGCATTGACCGCTGCCGCAGAAGCACTGGATGCCGACCGTGTGGCCAAAGTATTCAAGGCGTTCATCGCCACGAAGACGGTCACGGCGCCAAGCAACCCTCCTGTGCCGGCACAGAACACAGCCGCGTCTGAGCTTGAACGCCAAATCGCCCCGAACACTGTTGCCTCTAACCCCACCCCAACTAGCCAACCCACTACGTTTCGAGTAGCCGACGTGCAAG